TATTAGCAATCGTCAGCTTCGCCGTTCCCCACGTTATCGTGCCAGTGGATGCACCAGCAGTATAAAAAGCATGAGTACCATTGACTTGATTATAATACGATGCCTCGTCGTTGCTGATATATGTTGGATTATTAGATGAGTTATAGAAAGCATTTTGGGCAATGCTAAACGCCGTACCAGCACCCGCTGACGTATTTGCCCACATCGTTGCGTTGCCGCCGATCTGATACGCAGATACATCTCCGTGCCACGTTGCTTGCGGCGTCACGCCCAACCCGAGATTGCCGCTGGAGTCGAGGCGCATAGCAGTGCCGCCATTAACCCCTATGAGCATATCATCATTGGAGTGATCGTAATACAGAAATCCCTGATCGTTTGCGTTCTGATCGCTCCAGAAAATACCAGCAGCACCAGAAGTAGCAGCGTTTATAAATTCAATCTGGTTTTCATTCGCGTCTGACTCCAGCGTAAGCAAAACCGCACCGCGACCACTTGCACCGGATGATGCCTCCCACAAGTGCATCTTGCTATAGGGGCTCGCCGTGCCGATGCCGACGTTGCCGTCCTGAAGAACTGTCACTCTTCGCGTAGGACTTGCCGCCCCATCTGCGGTAGTCCAGATACTAAATCTACCCGGCATATCACTTGCACCGGGCGTTCCATCAACTTCTGCCGTTAGCCGCGCTCCCTCGCGGAAGGCACTTCCATCCGATCCATAAAAACTGATTTGCCCTAACTCATCATCATCGGCAACAATAGTATGCGATCCAGCCGTCGCGCCACGGGTTTTATTGAAATACATCTCTGGTCCTGCCGCACTAACGCCAAAGCCTTCAAACTGCACCGAACCTTCAACTGTAACATCGGTGTTTACATTAAGCTTAAAGGTTCCATTCGCCGCGCCGATCTGAACGTCGTCGCTGGTATTCAGCGTCGTCACCGTCGCCGCTGCGGGAGTCGTCGCGCCGATTGTTACCGCATCCAGCGTACCGCCATTAATATCAGCCGTAGTAACCGTTCCAAGATCGGTCCACGTGCCCGTAATAGATACTGCATTCGTCAGCGTCCACGCGCTTGGATGAAACGTCAGCGCATCTCCAGTGGCATTGCCAATGGTCGTGTTGCCGGTGGATGTAAGATCGGTAACGGTCGTTGCCCCTGCGCCGAGGGTGCCCGTGGTCAGTAGGTTCGCCGCTCCGAATCCAAACGCTCCCGCACTATGGGTGATCTTTGCGTTGGCAGCACCAAAGTCGAGGACGGCACCAGAGGTGAAGAACATATCATCGCCTACATAGCAATCCTTCACCCATGCGATACCGCCCGCCGTCTTTAGAGAGGCAGTAGTCGTATCGGTGGCCTCTGTTGCATCCGAGGTAGATATTACCCCCGTGGCTGACACCGCCTTATGTAAGCCCGTCCCGGTGGATACATCGAAATTATGTTCAACGTCGCTCGTGGTCTGTAACCAGTCATCAGATGCGCCCAAAAGGTCGTAGTCTGATTTCAAAGTTGCCGAGCCCACTATCACTGTAGCCCCGCTCGTAAATGCCATTATTTCATATCCTCATGTAACATAGCTACATACATATCTAACTCCATCATATATTGCTCCGTCATCATATCACAGTTCTTTATCTGCGCTATGCCATCCAAGCGCCTACCCACCATATCTAATTTCTGCCACTCCTTGCAATCGCTTGCCATGCTCTCCTCTATCTGCATCAACCCTGCCTCTGCTCGGGTGCGAAGCGCAGCGCACTTCCTTATCAGCGTGATACGCTCTATCATCCTACTCCGCAACACCATCGTATTCTGAACCGCTTTGCTTTCCTCTTCGCTATCAATAGGGCCAAGGGTTATCTCCTTGATTATCTGTTCATACGTCCTTAGATCATCCATTTATTCTAAAACCAATGTGAGTAGTCAGATTGTGGGTCGGTGGGATCGGCCAAGCCAGAGGCATCGCACCAGAACCCCGAGTTTTGACGCTGTGAGATGGTAGCCGCTGCATAGTTGGGTGAGCCAGGAGCCATCCACTTGCCAAACGTATCGGTGAAAATATCGTAGGCTTGTACCCTTGTAGTCATGGTGTGCAGATTGGTTTCTACTGAACGGATCTGCAATGTCTTATTAGTAAAGATGGAGTAATCTAAATCAATTTGATCGGCTAAATCCTTAAGCATTGCCCTTCGTGTTAGCATCACATTAGCCACGGCGGGCTGTTCGCTGAATAGATACAGCTCTCTATCCATACGCGCCTCTGCATCAGCCTTATTATATAACCAGTAGAAATCCATCTGCCGCTCTGTCGTTGCCAGATCACGCGCAATAGCTATGCTGTCTGAGGAGGCCGAGGCGTTGTAAAAGACCTTATCAATGGGATCATACTGATAGCGCACACGCACCTGATTGGCGTAGAACCTGTCCGGATCATACTCAATAGCAAAGTCAGCTCTCTCCCTATCCACATCAGCCAGGACTATATCCGTATCGTGCATGGTGATGCGTCCTGATGTATCTAACTGCCGAAACTTAGGGCTATACTGTCCACGCGAGAAGCGTAGGTCAATAGAGTTTTCGTTGAGTAGTTCAGAGATAAGCACCTCGCTGCTTGTCTCTGTATTGATTACTCTCCGACAGGTGAATGGCCCTGTATTAGTATTGGTTGAATGGAAGGCCGTCCCATTCATATCCTCTCCTGTCAAGCCTATGTAGGTGGTCAGGATGCTCTGTAATACATCAGCGGGTTTTTCTATAAGAGTGCTGTTGGCTGTGTATAGTCCTTTACAGTTAACCGATACCGTATCGGAAGTGGCGTTATACGCATAACCGGAAATGTCAAAGGTGGCATCAGTCAACGTGGTTGAGCGGATGGAGTTGGCAGCACCCGAGCGACCCGCCAAGACGGAGGCATTCTTTAGATAACGATCAACGCTCAGTATACCATGAGATGCTACCTTAAAGGATGCGCCCGTTGCCCTTTGATCGGTGCATACACAAGGGATAGAAAGGCCAGAGGCGGCAGCAGAGGACCAGTTACCATAGACAATAGAGATAGGAGTAGACCGTGCCTTCTTCTCAATATTGGGATAAGCATCTGTAGTATATTTGCTATCAACGAGCGGTAGGATGCGACGGTCTTTCTCGCGCTTATCAATGACGGTGAAGGTGGCCTGTGATTCATCCAGGCGATAGCCATTGGGATGAGCTATATACCCCCTGAAGACTTCTGAGTAATCGCTTTTGTTCTCTCCCTCTCCCAGAAATACTTTGACGGTTCTGTTTGAAAAAGTGTTCGCCTGAACCAAGGTAGTCAACGCACCATCGTTGTTATCGACCACCACATTGAACGTATCAATAGTCTCCCTTGGTTCCAGAAAGGTGCCTAACGTCCTCCTGAGCGACACCTGTGAACTGAGCCGCCCTTGGTAGAAGTAACCCGTGACAGCCCCATCGCGCACACTCAGTCCCTCATCAGCATAACGGATGGTGGTTGAGTCTAAAGCGAACTCTACCAGATAGTGAAAGTCTCCTGATTGGCATGTCGGGTTGAACGCCATTATATCTTTTCCTCTAACCGCACAGAGTCAATATTGTAATCGCGGAGGATCTGCTGTGTGCGTCCTACACTGCCCATGAATTGCACATAGAAAGTGTTATGCGATGGGCGTGTCGTAGGATCTAACGATATAATAAAAGGCGTATGCAGCCCCACCTGATTATAGAGCGCCGTGAACTCATCGGCCTGTTGCTCATCGACCCTTGCCACGTTGTAATTCAACTCGCTGAAGGATCGGCGTGTGGTCCAATAGGCTTGCCGCCCTACCGTGGGCATCCCCCTTGATGGATCTTTCACGGTGATAGAAAATCCATCTCTTATATTGCGCGATGGTTCAATATACCGTCCCGCCATGATGCGCCCGATATCTACCGGAGAAGCGTTGCCTGTTCCCGGCTCAACATAAAGCCGCCACCATCTATAAGATTGATTGGTCACATAGTAATGCCCTATCTTGAGGACGTTAGCACCCAACGAATCAGTTGCTACAGTGAGATTAGTATTGAGAGAGGGAGAAGCCCAACTATCAGAGGCGTTCCCCTGCCACTTCACCACTGATCCCAATGTGATATTATGGTTGATGATCCCAAGAGCGTTTATGGTAGTCGCTGATCCCATATCAAACTTGATCCACTCATTAGAAGCAGTGGTACTGCGGTATACCTTACGCACCAGATCATCTTGCACATTAGTAACAGGCAAGCCAGCAGTTGCAGCAGAGGCGGTAACGGTGCCGCTCTTCAGCACATCTGTGACAATAAACCGAACCTTCTCAGCCATTAGTTTATCCCTGTTCGTAATACTCGTTGATCCATCTGGAACTGACCATAACGGCTCTCTCTTGATAAGAAGTTACGGATATGGGTGTCTAACACCGGGACAGCCTCTTCGCGCAATAGACGCAAGATACCCTCATCGCCATTGCCTTGGATGATGAAGGTGTTTGATATACTAACACCACCGCCTCTATCCATCGCATCGGCTTGCCCTGCGGTCAATACTCGTTCGCCACCATGTAGCATAGCAGGAACGCCTACTGACTCAGGACCAGGCACGCGATCTAATCCACGACGAGCCGTAAAACCATAGCCCATCATATTCAAGTTCCAGAATGCATCACTCTGCGCTTGCGTAAAAGACCCTGCGGCTGGACTCCCAGCTACAGTCAAAAGCAATCCTCTCGCAGGTTCACTACCAGCAGATATTCCCCTTGAAAACAATTCATCAAAAATCTGGGTAAAATTTGACTTGACGAAATCAGACCGCATCACGCCCTTGGGTATACTGTTGCTGCCTAGCGCGTTCGATAGGGTTGTTACTGCTTGATTCAAAGATGCCGCAGGACTGCCAGCCGGGCCGTCGGGATCATCCGGTCCTCCTACCGCAGGAGTAGTAGAAGGAGAAGTGACGGGCGGGACAACGGGCTTAGATGCCCCATCAGGGTCGATCCCTGGCGTACCACTGGGAACTATTGTAAAACTGGAGCCAGGG